TCCGGTGATAGCCGAATCGATAATCTTTGCCAATTGCTTTCCATAGCGAAGAATCTTTACCTTACCTTGATTCTCTGGATTGGTTGGATCTTTAATTACCAACACATTGACGAGCCAGTTTTCGTTTCTCTTGATTGGTCGAATGCGCTCGATCTCGGAATCATTCTTGGAAGAATAAACCTTTGAGCGATATTCGTCAATTGGGCATTTTTCTCCATAGGTGTTCGGACACAATACCGATACGATATTGTTACTGGCAACACTCTTCCATGTATGACTGTAATAATGGAAGAAAGTCCTTTCTGGATTGGTTACTAGTGGAACAAGTCTTACAATGTAAGTCTTGTCGATTTCCAACTTCATAAAATCCTTGAAGGAACTTTCTGATGTTGTGTTATTATTTTTGTTGATCGCGTCTTTGATAGACTCGAATAGTGATGTTGTGTATTTACTCATACGGTTTTAATATTAGCATTGTGTATTTTGTTTTGCAAGTTTTCTTTTACGAAATTTTCGATTTTTTTTGTGGCTTCTTTTACTAACTTTTTTGTTTTTTGTGAATTGTGATATCTAACTTTAAAAGATTCAATCTTTTCCACCAAATTGCTGGCATATATATCTTGTTCTTCTTCCAACAAAGAAAAAAGTACTTTTTCAAAGTTTCCAAGTTCCATCAGTGAATATGGATTCACTTTATTTTCCCTATAATGGTTTATCCAAGAATACATGTAACCATTTCTATGATTTATATATTTTTTTAATTCTAAATTGTGTTCTAAACAAAATTTTCCGATAAAAAGAATACTTTCCTTGATTTTATCAATTTGATTTTCGGGATTTTCGTCTTCTTTTAAATCTTTATATGTTTTGTATGTTTTTATAGCACATCTAGTAAAAAAATACTGTAGAGTTGGGTATTTTTCGTCGGGGTGAAGGATATTTGGTGCTTCGAAATATTCTTCTATTCTAATATGAGAATATTTTTGAAAAAACAATTCCAGTTTTTTTAGATATATTAAAATTTCCTCTGAAATGTCAGAAAAATCTTTTCTTGGTTGAAAAGGTTTACCATATCTAGAATTTTTTAAATAGCAGTTGTATATATTTTTTTGTAAATCGTTCAAGTTTTTTTATTTTTTGGATTTAATTTTGATCTGAATATTTTTTTGTATACGTTCGGAGTGGATTTTAAATATGCGGTTATTATGGTTTGTAAATTGTCTTCATTTAATAGATGGAAATATATATTTTGTGTTTTTGCATCATCAACTAAAAATTTTAAAAGATTCAAGTAATTTAATTTTTTCCCTTTCGAAATGCAAACAAATGATCCAAATTTTAATGTTATATCTTCAAATTCTTCAAGATTTAATGCATCGGAAGGGTTTGATCTTTCTTCTAGTTGTTGAGATGATGTTATTATCATAATGGTTTTAAATTTTTTGTCAATTCCATAAACAAAGGTGTCAATGTTCCAGATGCAGAATATGTATTTCCACCACCATCACAAAATTTCTCACAAAATTTTTGTAGATCTATACAACTATCTGATTTTTTTTGTCTTATATTTACTTTATTTGATTTTGTATTTATGAAAAAGTATAAATCGGAATCATATTTTTTCATAACAGCATCCAACATTAGGGAATTGAAATAATTTACCTGTATTCCTATAGTGGTTTTTGTGATTCCTTTTATATTAAGAGTTCCCTTGTATATTTGAACGTTTGATGCTTCCTTATTTGCTAAAGCTTTTGCTATATCTATCTTTTTTTTCTGTTCCGGAGATGGTTCTTTGTAACCATTTTTATAATCTTCAATAAATTTGGGGAAATTGTCTTTATATTCCATCCAAAACAGAATATTTAAATCATAAGATTCTTTAAAACTCATAGTATTTGAATCAAAGTCATCGGTTAATGCTATAAGTTTTTTTTGTGATGGGGTTAATTCAATTTTATCATCACACATTAACTTTTTTATTAAAAGACAATTTGAAGAATACTCTTTGTATAGTATTTTTGATTTTTTAAAATCTTTTAAAAAATCTTCTGAACGTTTATGATGATCTACTATGGTTATAAACGATTCATCTAACTCTGGTAAAAAATTTTGTCTTAATGACAAATCAAATATATAAACATTTTTGGGATTTGATAATCTTTTTATGTTCTGTTTTATTTTATCTATTTCTAGATTTGTTATTTCATGAAATAAAACAGTATCATTTGGTTTAGACCATAAAAAGGTCAATAAACTAACCGCACCATCTAAATCTTTATGTGTAAAAACATGATATGTGTCATTTGACATATCACTATTTAATCACATATGTCTAATTTTCATCATCTAAACTCAAACTTTCTATCAAATCTAATGTATTAACTACAGAACCACTCAATTCTCCATCTATTGACATGTTTTGTTTCTTTGGAGTTTTAACAGAAAATGATTTTGCTACATCATCGGGATCTTTTAATGAGAGAGTATCGTAATCTATCTCTAAAACAGTATGGCATTGTCTTGGACCGAATCGATTTTTGACAATTCCCATGTGAATAATACCCAATTCAAAATCTTCCTTCTCTGTCCAAATAGAAATCTGTGCATCTACCGTATGTGACAGACCCATGGATTCGCTTGTCATATCCATATCTGGATTTGGTGTAGAAAAAGCACTTCTATTTGCTTGTGTTGCAGAAATAATAGGGCAACTGAATGTATATGACAATGCTCTAATCTCTTCGGTTATTTGTTTAACAGATTCGTATGAATCCAGACCTGTGTTACTCGGTGCAATTAGGTTTAGGTAATCTATTACAATAGCATCTGGCTTAATTCCACTACGAACCAATTTTTCTAGATATGCTTTAATGTGTAATGGACTTACTGTTTTAGGAGGAAACTCTTTAATTATTAATTTAGAGTTTTTATTCGTAACCTTATATTGATTTAGATGTTTTTTTAAAGAATCTGTCTGTAATTTCAAATCACAGAATGGTATTTTTGATAATTGAGAACTTATTCTTTTTGCATATATCTGTTCTGGCATTTCTAATGAAATCAATACAACTGTTTTGTCTTGATTTAAAAGATTTGTTGCCATGTTACCTAGAAATATAGATTTTCCTACGTTAGTAACACCAAAGAAAACATATAATGCTCTACCTTCTGCCATTAATCCACCACCAAACTTTTCATCAAGCCATTTCCAACCTGTTGGAATGACATTAAAAACCTGTTGTAGATCTTCACAATGCTTATCAATCGATTCCAGATAATCAAAACCATTATTATCAATCAATGATATGTTACAGGCACTCTCAAACTCCTTCAATATCTTTGATGGGTTGATACTACCAGTTTGTATATCAAGAGAAGTCTTTAAAACAGTATTGAGTACCGACTTTTCTTTAATAAATCGTTCGGTATTTTTTAATAAAACATCTTTATCATATTTTTTATCAATATTCTTGAATGATAAAATGGTTTCTTTAAGAGAATCCCTTTTATCTTGATCTACCAAGTGTGTTTTTAACTCTGTTATATTTGGTACTTTCTTGTATTCGGAATAATAAGACGATATAGACTCATAAACTGTCCTTAAATTTTTATTTTTAAAGAATGTGGGCTTAACATAATGAATAATTGTCTCTAAATATCCTTGATCCATCAATGCATTGTATATTACAATGTTTTCATATAACTCTAAATCAAGAGGAAGTTGTTTTAACATTTAAAAATTAGAGTGTTTCGGTCTTTTCGTTTTTAAATGACAACTCATTAACAAGTTTGGTTTCCAATAATGGAAGTATCTTATCCCAAACATCCGGATTATCTTTAAAGTCTTTAAAGAATCCCAATACTTCTCCATTTAATGCATAACGATGACCTTGTTTTTCCAAAACACCATATCCTTCTGCCATTTCAAGGAGTCCAGAATACTTGTTTAAACCTGTTTTAAAGTTCAAATACATCTCAGTCTCAAGAAATGGAACAACAAAACGATTTTTTGTTGTAAATGCTCGCAATGTCAATCCATTAATATCCTTTGCTAATGATGTTGTTGTATCGTTCGAATCTTTATTCTTACTATCACTGGCTCTTTCTATCTTTTTTGCCATTTGAACGATGACAGATGCCATATAAAGTGGACCAGATCCTCCTGCTTGCTTTTTAATAGCTGTTGGATGCAACTGTGATGGATCATCGTAAATATGATTGGTAAAAACAATAGGACAATTTGCCTTTGCAGCAGAATGTGTGATTGCTCTCATCATACTCTTCAGTGCTTTTGCTCTATTTCCCATGTCTGGTGTATCGCTACCTTCATCAATCTTCTTTTTTTCCTGTGTTGTAATAAGATTTCCGAGTGAATCGATAACAATCAACACTTTTCCTTGTAATTTTTTCTCAATAACAGTATCCAAGAACTTCACAATTTGATTTCTACATTGTTCGGTCAATTCTGTTGGTGCATGTTTAATTTTTGAAGGATCACAACCCAATCTTTTTGCAGTATCTTCGTCTAATGCTCCCTCCGTATCAAAATATGCAACGTGCATTCCCTTTTTCTGTGCATTTGCCATAATCTTATTTGCGATTAATGTTTTTCCACAAGATTCTGGTCCGATAAATCCAGAAAGTCTACCCATTGGAATTCCACCATACAAAGAACCAGAAATAATTGCATTTAGTGCCATTGATCCAGTATCAATCCAATCTTTTACTGTTGATAAACTATTTTCATCCAAAAAAGAAGCTTCTGGATTTAGATCATCTAAAATCTTAAATGCTTCTTCGATTGTTCCGGTTACTTCTTGTTCTTCTGTGTTTTCTTTTTTAGTTTTAGCCATATGTTTTTAGTATAAAGAAAAAACCCGAAAAGTCAAAGACTTTTCGGGGGTTGTTTTTATTATGTTTATACCAACTTACTATTCGTCAAACAAATTATCATGACGTATAAATATATATATGGATAAAAATGAAAAAGTCAATAAAAAAAATGAATACATGAAATTGTATCGCGCCAAAAACAAAGAAATGTTAAAAGATTATCGAAAAAAAAATTTTATGAAATATAAAAAAAATGCTGACATATATAAAAAGAATTGGTATCAAGAAAATAAAGAAAGATTAAAAGAAAAAAGAAAAAAACATTATATTGATAATAAAACAAAAATTATTGAATCACAAAAGCAATACGCTAAAAAAAATAAAACTAAAATCAAAAAAAGAATGGAACTATATATGAAAAATAGAAGAAAAAATGATATCAATTTTAAAATTTTAGATTGTTTAAGAAGTAGGATTAATAAATTTATTAAAAATAAATCTAAAAGATCTTTGGAGTTAACTGGATGTAATATTGACAATCTTAAAAAACATCTAGAATCTAAATTTTTAGATGGTATGTCTTGGGATAATTATGGAAAATTTGGTTGGCATATAGATCATATTAAACCGTGCGCATTATTTGATTTCACCGATATATCCCAACAAAAAGAATGTTTTCATTACACAAATCTTCAACCTCTTTGGGCAAAGGATAACATATCCAAAGGAAAAAGGTACAATTTATAAAATTGTACCTTTTTATATTTTAAAATTATTTGTTATAATTAATTGTCATCGAATAAGTTAACTACTTTTTGCTCAGTTGCTTGCTGTGGTTGCTGTTGCGGTTCTGGCGAGACAAAAGAATTTGCCTTAGAGAACATTTGTAGGTATTGGGCTTGCAATCTAAAATCAATTGTTTCGATATTACTCAAGGTAATCGTGTTCTTCTTATATGAAAAGCATACATCGGAATTTTTATCTCCTAGAAATTCTCTAAAGAACAACGGAAAGAGTTGAACCGACATTTTTCCGGAGTTGTCTCCACCCACCATGATTACTACAGGATTATTAACATTTAAAATGTTATCATCAGTAGATGATGCAGGAGTTCCCATGATAGTTCTTCCTACTGCATCTAGGAAGATGATTGGTGTTGTGTTGTTGTTTGTTTCTGTTGTGTTACTCATATATTAATATATTAATATGATATATTAAAATGTCAACTATGATAAATATAAAAATGAAAAAAGATTTTAGTTATAATGGAAAAACTAACGAGTGGGTTCATAGTTCATTACCAATAAGTATTGATAATGAATTGTTTAATGAAATGACTGATGATGAAGTTGCATCATTAATAAATTCAAGATTAGAAGATATAAATAATGAAATTAATATTCTTCCTAAACCCCAAAAACCAAAAAAATATTTAAATGATGACGAACTTGCTTCTGGATTTGCTAAAGCAAGAGAAAAAATACATATGCCTGAATCATTTAAAGATTTTTTTAAGAAAAGAGTTCGGTTAAATCAGTAACTTGTTCACATCCTATTGCTGGTAATGGCCAACCGATTATTTGAAACACTCTACTAATTGGAGGAATTATATTTTTTTCAAACATCTTTCTATAATCAGGTTTTATATATTGATAAAAATCCTTTGGAAAATCATTTGCAAAAGCAATTGTATCAAATCCCAAACTATTTTTTAAACAATATAGAGTTTTAATCTTTTCTCCGCTAGAAATATGTTGATACCTATCTGTTATTTTTAAAACATCTATTAGTTTATTGTGATTTATAGCAGATTTAACATGGTTGGGTGTTCCCTTTCCGAATTTACCATCTTTATCAACAGAATTTATATACTTCTCGTAATTGTTTACCTTTTTTCTAGATGAAATCAATTCTGGACTCATATTGCAATACTCTTCAAATCCATCTTGGAATAAACCATTCGCTACTTTTCGGTTTTTAGAAATAATTGCCGATTCAATAATTTTTTTGATCAGATTTTTAGTCTCTTTCGATAGAATAGATTTAGCAACTTCGATTCCTTTATACAAAAACTTGTCAACCTTAGTACCTTCACTATCCAAAATATGCATTATGTAATATTTCTTTTTCTGTAATACTGCCACATCACATATCTTTTCTCTTTTAAAGAAATATCGTGTATCTATTGAATTAAATTTCGATGCCGCCCACTCGTTAATTTTGGTATTTAAAACTTTACCATATTCTTCTATCAGACTGTTGGCTTCAAATGTTATATTATTCGATTCATCGGTTAAAGATACACCTTTAGAATCAAATACTTTTTTAAATGAGAAAAATTCACTGTCTGTATCTTGATATATGCAAACATCATCAATAGAACCATTAAATCCTTGCTCTTTTAAGTATTGGAATACGATCTCTGAACCCTTTTTAACAACAGATTGACCTGTTAATGTAACACTTTCCGCATGATCTATATCAAAGAGAGGGGAATATATCTGCGAGAATACACCATAAATAGAATTCAATATTACCTTATACACATTTGACAATGTATCATTGTCGTTTATTTCTTCTTTTAACTTTTGTATCTCTTTTTGGTCAGTTGTGGTGCTTAACTTCTTAATTGCATCACCCATTTTATTTTTTGCCGCAACTCTTTCCTTATATAGACCATCAATTAGATTTGGAACAACACCTTTAATCTTTTGTGTATATAAAACATTAGCCTCTGATATTGATAGTTTTTCTTTTTGAACCAACTTATCAAATTTTTCTTTTTCTAACACCACATTTTTATTATTCGATAGCTTTAATGTGTATTTGTCATTTTCTATTTTTAGAACTTTACCAATTTTTGTTTCTGGTGAAATATTCAGAGTAATAATGGTATTCGGATATAGACTGTTTGCATCGTAGGTTACTACATCCTCGTACAGACCCGGTCTGGGTTCCATTACAAAACCTCCTGCAAATTTTTGTTTCACGTTTTCAACATTAAATGTTGGAATATAAACACCCTGTTTCTGTGCCTGATTTGCTACCGCACCAGTAATCAAAGACACCTTTCCCATAGATTTTTCAAATGGTATGAATCCTCTATAAGAAAGATTTCTAACCAATTTCAAAAACTTTAATTTATCTTCCAACTTAATAAGAAGTTTAACGTCTTGTATGTTGTAATCTACGAAAGTATTCCAATCTTGATCAGCCAAATCTGCCAAAGATGATGCAACATAAGCAATTTTAGAATCACCTAGTTCATAATCCGAAATGTAATTCAAACTATATGATTCTCTATCACCCAAAGAAAAAGTTTTATATACTTCCATATAGTCCAGAATGCTTATTCCGCATATATACCATCTATCCATTCGTTTTCCCATTTTGTTTAGAGACAGGTTCTCAACAAATCTCAATTTGGAAACGGGTGACAATCGCTTTGCCTCTTGGTCATCGAATATGATAGCCAAACGATTTATAATATATGGAATATCATATCCACAAATATTCCATCCGCTAACAACATCAGGATAATCCGATTCCCAAAAATCTAAAAACTTTTTTAGTAAAATTTCTTCATTTGAACACTTGACGTATGTTTCATTTGAATTTTTTGAAACATAAGATCCACCTGTACCCCATGTATAATAGTGTTCTGATATAGAATCATATATTGTAATAAGATTTATTGGATCTCTAGCCTCTTCTGGTGTAGAAAACCCATCTCTACCATATGTCTCGATATCTATATAGAAAATCTTTAACTTGTTTTTGCTAAAATCTTCTTTCTCAGAATCTTTTTTAAATGTTTCTAATAAGAATTGCTGTTCCGCATTCAAATTATGAAATATTCTGGTTATAGTAGTACTATTTAAAAATTTACTTCTTTCAAATTGATTCTTGAACTTTATTTTTTTCAATTTTGTATCAAATACCGATACGCCATCTACACCATCTGGTGATTCTACTAATAAAAATGGCTCAAAACTGCTTTCTGTTTTGATTCTATTGCCACTTTCATCCCATGTCCAAAGATGAACACATTCATCCTTTGCGTCATAATAAATATTTCGATACATTTTTTATTAAAAATAATACCAACTATAATTCAATTTGTCAATCAGTAAAATTCAAAGATAAATATTAAAAACAAGAGTTAGAAAAAGTAGTTACGACCTACAATTTCAACCCGAACAACTGGGGTGTCCTCTTGTTTTCATTATAATTATGAACAACGCAATACAAAACAACAAAGTTAATCCTTTGGATTATGAAAGAAAAGTTAAAAAATCTATTTACGATAAACAATATCGTTTAAAAAACAAGAAAAAGATTTTGAAAAGACGTAAAGAATATAATTCTAGACCAGAAATTATAGAACGTAATAAAAATTATTATAAAATATATAACAAAATTAAAAAAGAATGTATTTCTAAACAAAAACAAGAATATAATTCTAGACCTGAAGTAAAAAAAATTAAAAAGGAAAGAGAAAAAAAATACAATTCAAATCCAGAGGTGGCTAAAAGATTAAAAGAATATCGAAAAAAATACAATTCTGATCCTAAAAATATATTAAAAAGAAGAAAATATTATAACGATAGAACAAAAAAAGATACAATTTTTAAATTATCTAAAACTATAAGATGTAGGTTTTTAAAAGCAGTAAAAAAAGATTATAAAAATACATCTTGTATATATTTACTAGGTTGTTCAATTGAAGAATTTAAAATGTATCTAGAATCTCATTTTAAAACAGGA